CCACTATTGAATGGTTGTATAAATAAAGAGTCACTATCCAATGCGGTAGTGACTTCTTTAAATCTTATGAATGAAGGTGTTAAATTGCCGTTAAACTCGGTCATTATAAAGCTAAATTACCAAACACATACGCTTCAGTTGCTGAAATAAACAGAATCGTCGCACTTGAATATTGACTATTAATCTTAAGTTTGCCGCCGTCACTTCTTAACGTTACACCTGATCCAGCGATTGTAGTTTGACCTGCTCCATATTGTGTAACCAAAACTTGTTGACCTATTGTAAAAACTCCTGAAGGCACCGTCAAAGTGTTAGCAGTTGCCTTATTCATTTCAATTACTTGACCGTTATCAGTTGCTACAAGTGTGTAAGAATCTGTTTTGCGTGCTAATGTTAAATCAATTACTTTTTGAACCGTGTAAACAACCCATGCAGAACCACTCCATCTGTAAGTAGTGTTTGAGCTTGTGTTCACTACTAACGTGCCTGTTACTGCTGTTGCATTTGCAACCACATAGTTCCAAACGAAACCATTCCATTCAGCAACACCGGAAGCTAAAACTAAATAACGGTCTCCCACCGCAGCGCCACCACCTTCAGCAGGCAACAATGTTTGTACACCCAACACTGTTAAGGCGTAGTCAGTAGCAACCCCCACATCTTTAATTACACCATCAGCATGGTATTTTAACTTACCATCAATGTAATGGATAGTTCCGTTTTCTTTTACGATTCCACTTTCGGATGCAAGTACGTCAGGTTGCACCTTCCATGTTGCGTTGTTAATCGTTTGCGTGTTGTCAATTATTGTTACTCCCATTTTATATTGATTTTAAAAGTTCCTTAATTTCGTTTATTATATCCTCGTGGCTTTCAGCTTCCAATTGGTCTAACCCATCAAATTTTCCTTCAATACTAAACCCTTTGAATTTACCATCTTTGATTTGTTGCCAAACCTCTTCATTGTAAACTTTCATCTTAACAACCCACGAGCCTTTAACAGCATTCAAATTGTAAAGGTTAGATTTATCGTGTTTCTCATCTTCAACTATCCAACTTTCGATTAAGCTAACACCATCAACATTATGGTCGTGGTCAACTGTTACGTTGTTATTGTAATTCTTTTTAAGATAAAGTTCTTGCACCTTTGCGATTGTTTCCTCACTAAACGAAATTGTAAACTCTTTGTCTTTAATACGTCTTAAAATCTGTTTGTTAGGTACCAATGCAAGTCCCACAACTTCACGTTTCTCATCGTTGGTAACTTGTAACTCAACATCCAATGTGCTTAGAAAAATAAAATCTTCCTCAATAGCGGGCTTGTCGACAAGTGAAATCGCGAAACACCCTTGTTCATCATCTTTAATTGTTAGCTCTATATTCTGCATACTTTTATAACTTAATTTATATTAAAATGTTGCATTTCTTACTCTATTACGGTCTAAGGCTTGCGCTGTTGACACTTCTCCACTTACTACATACGCTTTAATAGGTTGTTGTTGCAACGCTCCTAACTGCATTTGTGGTTGCGCTTGTATAATATCAAAGGAAGGAGTACGTGGTGCTGTTGGTGTACTTGTTGCTGTATCTCCACCACCGCCACTGCTCTGAAATTGTGTGTTAGCTATCTTTGCTATGTTCAAAGCTCCTAATGTTCCAACTAAACCTGCCTGTATAATTTGCGCACCGGGAAATAAAGGCACTTGAGTTAATGCGGCTGTAACACCTTGAGCAGTGTTAACAATAGCTTGACCTAAACTTGCTGCCTTGTTTAATTGAAATGCTTTACGTTGGTCTGCTTCGTTACCTTGAGCGAATAAGTCAGCAACACTCCTAATGACATCAAAAGACATTGCTGTTAATTCTTGTTTCTTTCTGTTTTTATCTTCTTCTAATTTTAACTCTGCTTCGTTGTGCGATTCAATCTGTTTTACTTTTTCTTCATTAATAACATTTTGAGTTTCCATTAATTTTCGCGCGTCTCGAATAGCTTTTGCTGTAGGGTCTTCTATTTCTTTTTTCTTTAAAACATTTTTTTCAGAGTCTTCTAAGTCTTGAGCTTGTTTACGTGCGAACTCATCTTTTTTCTTTTGTAGCTCTTGCGCGTCTTTTTCGGCTTTTTCTTTAACCTTAGCCACACGTGCCTCACGGTCTTGCTCTGCCTTTTCCCTTATAGCTGTTTTACTTTCTTCAATCTCTATTAACTTCGCTTTATATTCCTCACTTCCTTTTTGTAATAATGACAATTCTTTGCGCTGCAATTCAAGTTGCGCGCTTAATACGTTTTTACCTTTGGCTTTCATCAAGTCAATCTCAAACTTTGAGTTATCAATTGATTGCTTTGTTTTTAGTTCTTTATCCTTTTTATCATAGCCTTGATTGTAAGCTGTAGCCATGTTTTGACCTAACTTTTTGGCGTTATCATAAGCCTTTGAAAAGTCACCGTTAAATATATTGCCTAAAACTTGACCAATAGTCTTGAATCCAGCGACAACACTGCTAATTGTACCACTTGCAACCTGTGAAAAGTTCTTAAAAAACGCTGTTACTTTAGAAAATCCCGGGAATGTATCGGTAATTGCTTTGCTAAACTCCTTCCAATTAGCTATAATACCACCTAAAACAATTGCTAAAACACCTATTCCTGTTGAAATTATTGCACTTCTTAAGGTTCCAAATGCGTTAACAACTTGGTTTTTTATTACAGAACCTAACTGAATAAACGAATCCTTTGCACCTCCTAAAGCCTGTAACCCCTCAGCTAAAGCCATCGCGCTTTGAACCTTCAAAAGTTGCTCTTCAACTTCTTTGCTTTCAACACCAATTAAACCCAAAGCTCCTTGATAAGCAGCGAACCCACTCGCAACACCTCCCAAAGATGAAGATAATGCTTTGAATTTCGCATCAGGGTTAAAGGCATCCGTTAAGGCTTTCGCATCTTCAATTTGATCTTTTAGTTCCGCTGCTCTTTTCGCTGCATTTGCCGCTTCTTTAGATGTCACACCGAACTGCTCCGATAACTTCGCTACTTCCGCCTGTGCTTCCCTAAGCTGTGATTTTAGTGAACCTAAATTATTCTTTACCTCTAATTCAATTATTTTCTTTTCTGCCATTTGTAGCTTGTTTTAAGTATAACTCTCTTTTAGCTTGTTTGTAGCTTTCACGAATAGAATTAGTAAGTTTATATTTCCCTTTAGCGATATCGATAATTTCGCTTTGTCCATAGAAATCGTTTGACTTCAATAGTTGTATAATTGTATTAAGCATCTTGGTAAATTGTTAAGTAAGGTTTAGTGTTTCTATAATAATTAAATGTTTTTGGAAGCCCTGTTAAATTCTCAGGTATAGTAACCGTAACCAATTGCTCTGTAGTGTAAGTGATAAAATCAACACCATAGCCTAACATATCGGCTACTCCATTTTCAAGAAATATAGGTATCTCAACATTGCTTTCCGCAGCACTTTGAACAGGAATATTAATATTAGCAACAGCTCTAAAATCATTGATTAAAGACAAATCAACTTCACCGCTTGTAAGGTTTACTTTCATTTCGTTAATTACATAACGTTTGTCACGTATAATTAACCTATCGTTTAGCTTTAAGCTTGTAAGTAATGAAATAGGAAACAATGCTTTAACGTTTGTTAGTCTGTTCTTTTTGTTAAATAAATTCTGCAAATAAGGATTGTAATATTTTGAGTATAAAGAATTATCTATTGTCACACCATTTAACGCGCTTGGCTCTGTTGAAAAATGATTTGAATAAACAGCGTTGTTGTACGTTATTTGATTGCACAATGGTCTGTATTCTGTTAGTAAACTTGTTGTGCTACCATCGTTAAAATAAAATGAAGTAGATTGGTACTGGTCTAAGTAAAGCAATATAGGTTTGTTATCGTAATTATCTACAGCTGTAGACTCATTTAACAAATAAGCAACAGGCGGCTCGGTAGCATCTGTTATGTCTTCTTTTACAAAGTAAATGTTTTCAAACGGTACATCTATTTTGTAATCCCCTCCATCGTAATTAGGAAATGACTCTTTAACACTTCCAAACTCCCGAGTTGCGTTTGTTGTTTCGTTAAAATATTTTTCGTTTAAATAACTTTCTGACTTCTCATAATCAAAAGATATTTCCTTGTAAAGTTTATGTCGCTCTATTGTTATTTCATCCGTGTCAACATAATCTGTAATGTCTACAACCGCTCCTTTTGTATACCAATCATCTAACGGCTCTACTTGAAATTTACCTATTGATGTTGCGTAACAAGTAAGATTAAACATTTTAAATATACCACTTATAAAGTCACTAACTTTAATATTAGGAGCGTATACAGTTGGGTTTACATAAGGATTACCAAAAGTTTTTACAAAATTAGCCGTGTTTAAATAGCGACCTGACTCAATACCATTTAAAGGGTTGTAGTCACTTCTATATAATTTAAAATTTAAAGTAGCAGTTCCCGATAAATTAGTTCGCGCTTTAAACTCTAATTTGTTTGAACCTACTAATAAACTTGATGAAAAAACGACCTCGCTTTGTGATAATGTTGTTGTACTTATAAATTTACCGTTTAAAAAAGTGTCAACATAAACCTCGAAATTTAGGATTAAAGAAACATAATTTACTACTACAGATACACCTGAAGCGTTTGTCACATCGATATAAGTGCTGTAAATTTTATCACCAACAATACTTGCAAACGTAACGTTTTCTGTAGCACTTAAAGTATTAAAAGTTTTAGCATTTTTTAACCATAAAAACAATTCTGTAAATAACTTTTGATTAAAGAAATTAGAGTTAAATGTTACATTATACTTTGTTTGTATCGCTTCAAAAATACGCTTAACTTTCAATGCAGGAAACAACTCATTAAATCTAATCGCACCGCTTGATGTATCTATATCTGTATTGACGCCTACTCCATAAGTCCATTGCTTAGTAGATGAAATCAAAGGGAATTTAACGTCTTGCGAGGTTGCACTTATTAATCTACTTTTAACAGCAGCCCCATTGTAAAAAAATCCATACGAACTCAAATCTAAGTCCTTTAGGATATCATCCCCAAACTTATCTTTAAGGCTCGTTAAATCTCCGTAAAACGTTATAGAATAGCTTTCAACTCTGCCTTTAACTACGTTGGAACTTTCAATTGATATTTTCCCACTCCTAAATGGTATCGTACCTATCTCTATAAATCCGTTGCGCTTAATGTTAGGATTGTCGTTTGCATTTACATCAGATTGATAAAAATGTTCAAACAGTCTGTTGTTACGTGGTGATGCAGGAATAGTAAACGACTGAGTAAAATCCGTGTAAACTTTTGCCAGGTCTTGAACGTTTTGAATCGAACTATTAATCTGAATTTCTTCATCGTTAAATAACTCTAACTTTTCATAGTTGCCTGAATTAGCAATAACTTCTATATATACGTCTACCTGTCTCATTATACAACGCTATTAATTAAATCATACGCAAATTCAAACTCCAAACTATAATTAATTTGTTTAGTGTTTATAGACTTATTTAGTTCAATTGATTTAGTTTTAAGGATTGCAGGCTTTTCATCTACTAACACCTTTTCGCTTAACATCAATTGTTTTAAGTTATCTTTGAAGTCCTCTTCTACCCATCCACTATTAACCTTTATACTTTGTTTTCCGTTTTGGTTATACGTTGTTCTTTGCCCCCCTGTTAAGCTATAATTGTACGGTTGCATTAAATTGTAATCTTTATTCGTTACCTCAATATTATCGTTTGACGCTTTGAAAAAGAACTCCCGTTGAAACGCTCCGTGTCTATTTATGAAGTCAACCTTAACAGGTGTATATAAACATTCTTCAATAGGGTAAAATGTCCATGTAGCTAAAACAACATTTGCTGCTGTTGTTATCTTAACAATCCAATAGTCTGTTACAAATGATAAATCATAAGCCTTTGGTATCCAATGAAATTTAGTTCCAGTTGATGAACTTGTATAGGTAGCCCCAGTTGAATCTGTCCATTTTACCTTGTGAGTAGAATCTAAATAAGCCATTATAAAACCTGGGTTTGCTCCACTATGATAGTAATAATTCTTTTGGTCTAACAAGTAATTACCACCGTTATAATTAACACTATCGGCAAACTCTGAGTATCCATCCGTTGCAATGTAGTCGGTTGTATCTATTAAGGTCTCAGTAGCTACAACTGTTTTATATCTCTTTACTCTTACGTTTAAATTCTGAACACTCGTGTACGTATTTGATAAGGTTGTGATATTAGTATAAACCGTGTGATCAAAATATTCACGTATGTAAGGTGCAATGTCATAATATGTTGTTGGAGCATTCGATGCAGGAATTGCCTTGCTTAAGTTATATTGTGGTGTACCACTAAACGTTGTAGCACTAATAAATAGCTCTATTCGTGTACTAACTTGACTTGTTTCATTGATACTAATAATATACGGTGACCTTGCTCTTATCATTTCGGTTGTTTAATTGAGTAGTTAAAAATCTTTTCTAAATCTATTTTTAAGTCATTTACTAATTCTTGAGGTAAACGTTTATAAGCTGCTTCAAATGGTTTGGTAAAAAATAAAGTTGGTCGTATACCTTTCGCATAGATGGACCGTGTGATTAACCACGCAGTTGAATCGTAGCTCATGAACTTGCCTCGCTTATCTTTGAACTGAAATTTACGCGCCTTAACCCATCGTTGTATTCCCTCCGTTAATCCTCCTTTTTTACCTTTGCCACTTCCAAACTTATAAGGTGAGTTAGGCGCTCTTGAACTTGAACGTTTACCCTTAACCCCTTTGTCTTGATAGTTACCGTATTCCTCCATTTGAAAGTTAAGATAGTAACCTTTAGCGTAAACCTTCGCTTCACCTTTCAAAGAGTTGTATAACTTTCGTGATACATTCCTATCACCCTTCGTTAAATTAGTACGAGCTTGTTTAATTACCGAAGTTTTGAACTTATCTAAAGCAGCTTGTAAACCCGACTCTCTTAAATCTGCTAACATATTGTCATTTCATTAGGTGCTAATATGTCAAATGTCATTGTCCAACCTGCAACAGCATCGGTAAACCTATCAACAAACGGTTCGCAACTTGCAGTGTCGTCTAACACTTCATAGCCTGCGTCGTTAATATCTCCACGTCGAACTCTCTCAAATATCCTGTTTAGTATGCTTAAAGTAGTGTTTAACACATCGTCCTCGTTGTCGTTACCCTTGTAAATATCCGTTACATCGTCTTTACTTATATCAACTATACTCATCATAACCAATGACACATTGTACACCGTTGTATTCCCTCTAAATGCTACATCGTTAAATATAATATGACACAATGGGTACATATCTTGCTTTGCATTGGTAATCTTATCAAGGCTGCCCTTCGTTACTCTATTCACTAAAGGGTCTGCAAGTATAGAGTCATGCAATAATGTAGATAGATTATAATAGTTTTTCATGTGATCGCTTTAATTGTTTAACCTCGATTCTGCTTTTTTGTTGTTCGAAGGTTAAAAATGTTAAGCACTGATGAAGCCCGAGCCCTGTAACTTCGTCAAATCTTCTAATGTCTCCCTGAGCGACGTGATAGATTGAGCTATACCATCCCCATTGTTTTGAGAATTGAACATTTTCGCTATATGGGTTTTGTTCTTCGTTTTCTCCAAAGAGGACAGCGTACTGCTTATTAATTCTATTCCTAAAGTCCAAAAAAAAACAGATGCAGGAAGTACAACGTCTAAGGGTGCGTATTTAAGAACCTCTGAGTAACTTAAATCCCCTCGGTAAGGTTCTATTTCATATTTACCTTTAACATCCTTTACAATTGGTCTATACATTACAGCAAGTGCTTTGTGTATGTTTTGAAAGTCACCTATGTTTGCCTCGATGTCGATATATTCCCCCCAACTTATTTCTTCTAAGTCTGGAATGAATCCAAACTCCACACCGTTCATTTTGAACCTATGTTTAAACTGTGTTTTCTCATTAAACAATTTGTCAAAGTGTTGCACCAACTCGATAACGGTCGATGCTTTCATCTTAACAACTTCCTTTAATTCAAGACCACAAAATATTTCAATCATCTTTTGAAACACAAACTCTTTATCGTCTGAGTTGTTCAAAGTAACCATGTACTTCTGATACCTATCTAAACTTATTTCGGACAGGTTGGAAGGAATATCAATTTCAATCTTCATAAATACTTTCTATTTCTACTTCATAACCTAACTTTTCAAGAATGCGCTTAAGTATTGTTTCAATGTCTTGACTATCGACTACTTGCTCTCCATTTACTTCTGTTATTGTACCGTAATCAAGACAACATCCATCAGCACATGAATTGTTATAATGTTTAATTGTTATATCTACTTTCATTTTGCTATCATTACTTTAGCTCTCACACCCTTCCAATATTTCAAAGACGCTTCAGCTTTCGCAACTTCATTATCGATTGACTCAACACATTGAAATTTCCAATTATCCCCATACTCATCTTTGTAAGCATCCACAACCTTTGCGCTGCTTTCATTAATCATTTGTCTTAAACTCTTTTTATCTGATTCCATATTTTCCTTTATTTGGGTTTGCTAACTGATAACTAACTGCATAACGTAACGCATCCAACGCGTGGTTATATTTATCTATCGGTGTTTCTGATTTCTTTTCAAGCCAACAATAGTTATTTAATTCTTTTATCAAATCTACTGAATTTTCGTCAATAATTAAGTCATAGTCTTGTAATAAACTTATTCCGTACTTAACCGAATCCGCACCCTTAATTGTAGGTACAATATTAAGCCCTTGAGACTTTAATTCATTTATCAAACGTGGCTCTGCATTATCCGCTACTATTAAGTCACGTCCTGCAAATTGCCTATTTAGTTGTGCTAATTGTGATGTGGTTAACCCTGTTTGATAAATGTGTAATCTAACATAAATAATCTTGTTAGTTTTATCAATTGACGTTTCAACAAGTGTTGAAGGGTCATTACTAAACCCATAATCCTGACCAAATACACTTCCATTATCTTTGTTGTATTCACCTATCCTCCAATTGGTAAAGATAACACCTTCTGCTTTCTCTAACCATCCTCCGAGTATGGTGTGTTTATATTTATCAGGACGTCTTTCTTTTATCGTTTTTATTTGATTTAAGAAACTTTCAGACAGATTTGATATG